GTCGTAGTGACCGTGATATTCGAACGTGGACTGGCCCTTCGCGTTCTTTCCGGTCTGAAGCTGAAATCCGGTTTGTTCAGCGCGTTAATCAGATGGATCGCTACGAATCCCGCTGTGGCTCCTGTGTTTACATCGGAATAGTCAACGATGAACCACAGATCCTTGAAATCTGCTTCTTTCAGCACAGCCCTCGGGGAGATCTTCGTAACTCCCGCTGTGCTTGCAGTTCCTACATCCGCTCCGCCGATCAGCTCCGCGATCGTTGCCGCGTCCAGTGTGAGCTGTGTGCCACTGATGACAGGGTCATATGCAGTGATTCGGAGCATCTGCTTCGTGTTTGCCGGGACGTTATCCACATCTTCGCCGAAATCCGTATACGTGGGATTTTCAGCAAATGTCAGGCCGCCCGTTGTAGCCGCGATGATGTCAGTCACCACACCGGTATCCGGGACAAACGTCCTGCAAATGATGCCCGCATTCAGCGTTAATTTTTCGAACGCATCAGAGGCAACTTTGGTAAATTTCATTCCCATTTTTTCTTCTCCTATTCAATCGACAGAAAATCCACTTCTATATTGAGCAGTATCCTTTTCAGTGTCGGATCATCAGGATCGGCTCCGATCGGCTCCGCAAACGTCATTGATTCGGGTATCTTGATCCATATCTGGCCGCCGTCCACATTGATCTTGCAACCACCAAGGCCAATATATTTTTTGATCTCTGACGCCTTCTGCTTGATCTTCATCCAGTTGACGGAATACGGATCTTCGTCCTTGTCCCAAAGATGAGCCACAAGGTAAGCAGTCCGCCCGAAATCTCCATCAGCCGATTGATAAGTGATGTGCGGATAAGCTGGCATATATCCTTCCGGGAATGCCGTCTGCTCATCATATGCGGGCCATTCGAATCCCGACCAGAATGATTGGAGCGCCTGCCAGTTATCCATTCGCCCCTCCCTTCACGGGTTCCTTCCATACCTTCGCCTTTACTGCGCGTGAATTCAGATCCGCGCTTTCTGGTGTCATATAGTCTCCCCCGTTCGTGGTGATCAGGAATATCATTCCGTCCTTATCGCGTCTGATTACATCACCAGATTGCAATACCACAGATTTTCGCGTGGTAATCGTGCATGTATCTGTGGCTCCCTGCACATTCGCGATCCTGCCCTGTGTGGACATATCAAAGGCGAAGGCCGCCTTGATCGGAGCTCCGTCAACATATTTGGTGATAACTCCGCCGTAGCCGTCCGGCACAGTTGTCTTATCTCTTATGTGGCAATCCTCCATGGCCTGATCCAGTAATGATCCTAATACGGGCATATCTTCCTCCACCTCTTTAACTGATTTGCAAATTCATCTTTCCAGGTATACTTTCCGCCATTCTTGGAAGTTGCCTTGGTGTACGAATATCCGGCAAATGATTCTGATGTATACGGTCCTGTGGCACCGTATGCCTCATTCCATTTGTCGATATCATTGCTCAAGTCGATCACTTCCTGGGGGATGGCAAGGAGCCATATGGCCCCCGTCCATTCCTCATCCCGCAGTTCTTCGTACGGGTACTGGTACACCCCGTCATTGAACACCGATCCGCAGATCCGGAAATACTGCCCCGTCTGAATTGGAATTTCTTTCTCATCGAAAATCAGCGAACCGTCCACGATGCGGAACGTGCCAAAGTAACGCGACTTGTCGAAGTAGTTCCTGATTTCGTGTAACAGTTCGCCGATCATGTTTCACTCCTTACTGTGCCGCGTATGTGTACTTGATCGTAACCGTGCCTGCCGGAGTCGATGCAAGTCTTACACCGTCTTTCTCGATCGTGTAGTCAGTGATCGCGGTGCTGCCGTCCTTAAGCTCCTGAACACTGATAAGCGGAGAATGAGCAGTCTTAAACAGCTTCGCGTCACCTACTGTGGCGGTGATCGTCTCTGCGCTTGTGACCTTTGTCGCAGTGCCGACATAAACAACTGCGATGCCGTCGAGGAACTCCGCCCAGAGAGCCATTCCCATAAGCGCGAAGGACTCGCCAACCGCGGTGGAATAGTTGCCATTTGCATGGAATCCGATCAGGTTGGTCTCTCCGTCTGTCACATAGTTCAGGCCGAGCTGCGCAAACTCGGAATCGCCGGGATCGATGTAGTAAAGGTCGATATTCTCGATGGGCGTTGCGATCACCGTTCCTTCTGCGATCTGAGGCGCGGAAAGAAGGAACAGTGTCCTGTAACCAAGGAAATTCTCGACATAGCTGATGCCGAATGCAGTCTGGATCGTGACGCTTGCCCCGCCGATGTACTTGTACGCGTCGAGGATGTTGGCAAAACCAACGACCTCGGTCACATCCCTGTGCATTTTCTGGAACTTATCCAGAACTCTGCCCTTGGCCATGGCCAGTGCCATCTGCCAAGTGGTTTCTGCGCTGAGAAGCGATCCGGTGTTGAGGAATGTATAGAATCTGTCCATGACATCCACCTGCAGCTCATGCAGGAATGCCGCGTCGGACTTCTGCACAGCGATCGCCGCGCCATACTTGACAACGTCCTCGATCGGAACGGCCTTGGCGTACTTCTCGATCTCAAGGTCTTCTTCGAATTTCTTCGTGATCGTTGCCTTGGAATAAGGGATAACTTCGCCGGGACCAACATTCCCGCTTTCGAGCGCTACAGTTGCCTCATAGGAGGACAGCTTAGTGCCGGGAGTCTTCTTGATCGGCCTCATAATGCCCAGGATCGTTCTCAGCGCGTCCCAGTTCTTGGCGAACTGCGTGACGAAATCGATCTCTCTGGGGGTTACATTTGTATATACATTGGGGAGAGAATCTCTCGGATTGGTTAATGTTTCAACATTCGTTGCTGCCATTACTTATCCTTTCTGTGCACTCAGATACTCGGCCCATGCCGCCTGTCTCTCTGCCGGGTCCTTGATCTTCACGATCTCTTCCCTGCTCTTCGGCTCTACTCTGCCTCCGGGCGGTGTTGCCGTCTGCGCACCCTGTGTGTGTGTTGTTACGATGAAATCGGACCACTCTTCCTTCGCGGTCTTCTTAAGGCCCGCCGCGTCCTTCAGCTTTCCTTCTGCGTCAAGCTCAATCCCGTCAAGATCCGTGACCTTGAGGATGGCGTCGATGCGCTTGTCATTTACGCCAATCTCCTTGAGCATCGCCCGGTAAGCATCCGTCTTCTGCGCCCTTGTCTCTTTGGCCTGATAGGATTTCTTAAGGTCCGACAGCTCCTGCTTGATTCCTTCGTACTTTGTCTTCCACTTCTCGGCGGTCGCTACGCTGTCCTCTGCGGTCTGCTTGCCCTCTTTGAGTTCTTCGATCTCGGAAAGCTTGGCCTTATATCTTTCCTTCTCTACGTACTCATTGCCGACGGCCTGCTTGATAGCAGCGACAAGATTCGCAATAGCCTTTGCCTGGATCACTCCGGATTCATCCGTGTGCTTCTGCACGAGCTCTTCAAAATTTGCCATGTTACATATCTCCTTTTCGCAGTTTTACGCGAGTGCTACGCTGAGACAAAAAAAGAGGTCACTGAACAATACTGCTCAATGACCTCTAGCCTCTTGGGTTCTAGGTTCAATCGGAACTTGCGTCTCGCGCTTACACTGCTTACACTTGATAAACAGTTTTCCATCGCGCCAGAACGCAAGCACCTTCCCGCACTGGCATCTGTGCGGGATATCTGTCGGTAGCTTTGCCATACGCACCTCCAAATTTAATGTATTTTAGCTGAGACTTATAACTTTTGCAATTCCTTCGCTACGATTTCCAGCAACTCAGACTTATTTTCGTCGATTGCATTCTTCAAAAACCTGTTCGCCGTCATCCTTGCCGTCCCCTCATGGACATCAATATGTTATCGTTAGGCTTTTTATCCCAACTTCTTGCACTTTACCATTGTGCAAGTTCGGCGTACATCATCATCCCCGTGGGATGTCGGGCACTCTTGGGCGGGTTATTGCTCTCTTAGCGCTCACCGCCTACGCTCTACGGTGTTCAGTGATATTCTGAATTACCTCGGTGTTAGCCCTTAAACAATTTGTCAAGGCTTATCACGCCGTCTTCCATGCGCTTATACCTTGCATTGACCATTCTGTAATCAAGATTGAAAATCTCGCACCACTCTGTCAGCGTTTTTGTGGTGTTGCCTATTGTAATTGGAATATTGCTTCTGCGGTTTCTGCTTTGTTCCCTTGCGGTTGTCCACCTGCAATTATCGGGGGTGTAATCTCCGTCATTATCAACCCTGTCAATTGTCAGCGTGTCTTTGTAACCGCTCTCCATCGCCCATTCGTAGAACGATTCAAAACTGTCCCGCCAGTCATCACACATCTTTATTCCACGACCGCCCCACCTTTGATAGTCTGGAGATGTTTTTGTGCAGCATCTGCTTTTCATCCCCTGCCAAATGTGGTAAAGCCTTGTCCCCGACTGTTTGTGCTTGTGGTTCTTTGCCACCCGCTCCGCGGATAACTCATTTTTAAAGCATCCGCAGGAACGAATTGAACCACTTATCAGTCCGTCAGACCTGTGTGATGATATTTTCCCGCAGTCACATTGACATAACCAGTATGTTTTCCGTGTCTGCTTTCCTTCGTCTATTCCGATTACTGTAAGTCTTCCAAATCTCTTTCCAGTTAGGTCTTTTACCTTGCTTAAATTCTTCATGTCGTGTACCTCCTTGCATATAATTATAGCACAAAAGTACCGACATTGCCAACGGTGGCTTTCCCCGATTTTGCCCGATTATTCAACATACATTACTGTATGAG